CGGCGGCGGCGGCGATCACCTCGACCTCGAACGTGCTCAACGTCACCGCCGCCACCGGCCAGATCGCGGTCGGCATGACCGTCAGCGCCACCGGCGGCTTCACCTCGGCGGTGATCGTCGCGCTGGGCACCGGCACGGGCGGGATCGGCACCTACGTCCTGGGCGGCGCGCAGCAGTCGAAGGCCTCGGGCGCCGTGACCTTCCTGGCCACCGCGCTCGCCGTCACCTACGACGCCACCTCCGGCGCCTTCGTGGTCACCTCCGGCGTCACCGGCCCGGCCTCGACCGCATCCTTCGCCACCGGCACGGCGGCGGCGCCGCTGCTGCTCACCCAGGCCACGGGGGCTGTGCTCAGCCAGGGCGCGGCGATCTCCACGCCGGCCGTGTCCATGAACACGCTGACGGCGATCACCACCGACTGGGCCTCGTTCACCACGGTCGGCTTCGCGCCCTCCATTGCTGACAAGATCGCCCTCGCGCAGTGGACCAACAGCCAGCTGAACCAGTACGTCTACGCCGGCTGGGACACCGACATCACGGTCACCACGCCGAACGATTCCACCTCGTTCGGCTACGCCGTGCAGCAGGCCAACTACAGCGGCACGGTGCTGCTCTACGAGCCGACCAACACCTACATCGCCGCCTTCCTGATGGGGACCATCGCCTCAGTCGATTTCACCGAGCAGAACGGGTCCATCGACTATTCGTACAAGTCGCAAACCGGCATGGCGACCGGGGTCAACAATCAGACCATCGCCAACCAGCTGGAGGCGAACGGCTACAACTACTACGGCGCGGTCGCCAGCCAGCGGGACGGGTTCAACTTCTTCTACCCCGGCCTGGTGACCGGCCCGTACAAGACGCTGCGGCCCTACGTCGAGCAAATCTGGCTGAACAACAACTTCCAGCTGGCGCTGCTCAACCTGCTGACCACGGTCAAGAAGGTCCCCTACAACCCGGCCGGCATGGGGCTGATCCGCGCCGCCTGCCTCGACCCCATCGACGCCGCAGTCAACTTCGGCGCCATCGAGGCGAACGTCACCCTCAGTCAGGCGCAGATCGCCGAGGTGAACTCGGCGGCCGGGACACAGATCGACACCTCGCTGGCGACGGTCGGCTGGTATCTGCAAATCCTTGAGGCCAGCGCCCAGACCAGGGCCAAGGGCGGCAGCCCGCCGATCACCTTCTGGTACATGGACGGCGGCGCCGTCCGTCGCCTGAACATCGCCTCCATCGACGTCCAATAAAGGAACGGATCATGACCACGCTCACCGTGGCCAACGCGGTCGTCACCATGACCGTCGCTGGCGTCTTCTCGTCGCCGCAGACGCTGCAGCAGTTCTCCGCCGACGATGTCTTCTCGACCGATGTCATCGAGCCCGTCGAGGTGGCTATGGGCGTCGATGGCCACCTGGCCGCCGGCTTCGTCTATGTGCCGATCAAATGGAGCGTCAGCCTGCAGGCGAACAGTCCGTCCAACGATATCTTCGACCAGTGGTATGCGGCGCAAGTCGCGGCGAAGGAGGTGTTCCCCTGCACCGTCTCGATCCGGCTGATCGGGCTGAAGGCCACCTGGGACCTGACAGAGGGCTACCTGTCGAGCTACCCGCCGATGGCCGACGCCGGCAAGGTCGCCAAGATGCGCAAGTTCGGGCTGACGGCGCGCACTGTGACCAAGTCGAACGCGTGAGATCATGCGCCGCACGGCTGAAGTCACCATCAGCAGCGAAGACCCCAACAACCGCGACGCCGGCAAGACATTCCTGCTCACCGAAATGAGCGCGGCGAAGGCGGAGAAGTGGGCCGCGCGCGCGCTGCTCGCGCTCACCAACGCCGGGATCGAGGTGCCCGAGGAACTGGAGAACGCCGGCATCGCCGCCATCGCCATGATGGGCGTGCAGGCGCTCTCCGGCCTCAGCTTCAACCAGGCCGAGCCGCTGATGGACGAAATGTTCGAGTGCATCCAGATCAAGGAGCCAGCGATCACGCGCCGGCTCACCGAAGACGACATCGAAGAAATCTCGACGCGCCTGTTCCTGCGCGGGGAGGTGCTCTCGTTGCACCTGGGTTTTTCCTTGGCCGCAAGGCTCTCGGTATTGAGGGCCGAAATGACGCAGAGGCGGACGGACTCGCTGAGTACCCCAACGTCTCCCGAGCCATTGGTGCAGTGATCACCAGCGGCCATGCGACCCTGCATGAGCTGCAAACGATCTACGGGTCAGAAGACCTCTACGACTTCCTCGAAGTGATCAGCATCGACGCCCACAACCAGCGCGTCGTGAACGAGCGGGCGGAGAAGGACTGATGGCCACAGTCATCGACGCCCTGATGGTCACGCTGGGCCTCGACGCCACCGCCTTCAAGAAGGGCGCCGCCGAGAGCGAGCGGACGGTCGAGGGCCTGCGCAAGACCGTTCAGAGGGCCGGAGCCACCGAGGAGGACACCAACAAGCGCTGGACGAAGGGCGCCAAGGAAATCGACGGCCTTCGGAAGAAGCACCACGAGGCGGCGACCAAGCAGTTCAAGGAGCAGACCGAGCAGGGCAAACAGCTTGCCCAGGGCCTGAATGGCATCAAGACCGAACTGCTCGCCATGCTCGCCGCCTTCACCGGCGGCAAGGGGCTGACGGAGTTCTTCGCCGGCACGATCATGGGCAACGCGGCGCTCGGCCGCCAGGCCAACCTGTTCGGCATCACCGCCCAGGCGATGAGCAACTGGCAGGGCGTCGCGGAGGCGATGGGCGGCACCGCCGACGACGCCAATCGGTCGCTCGGCGCGGTCAACGACATCCTCACCGAACTGGAAGAACACGGCGGCACCATCGGCGGCGAGAAGGGCGCGATCCTGACGGGGATGGGCCTCAGCAAGGAGGACTTCGACACCGTCGATCACGGGATCGAGAACATCGCCACCAAGGGCATCGCCCGCCTGCGGGCGATGGGCCGCACCGACCGCGAGATCGCCGCGGAACTCGGGAAGCTTGGCATCAGCGGCCCAGTCGCCAGCGCGATGCTCGACCGCACGAAGAGCATGAAAGAGCAGCTGGCGATCCAGCAACAGCTGAACCCGGTCACCGCGGAGGAGGTGAAGCAGGCGCAGGACGCGGTCGCGGCCTGGTCGAACCTGCACCGGCAGTTGGACCGGGTCGGCACCCAGATCACCACCGCGCTGATGCCGGCGCTGAACATGCTGATCAAGGGGCTCTCCGCCGTCGTGTCGTGGGCGAGCGCCCACCCAGGCCAGGCCACGGCGATCTTCGAGGTGCTCACGGGGGCGGTGATCGCGCTGGCCGGCGCCGTTGGCCTGCTGGCCCTTGCCCAACTCGCCGCGGAGATCGCCGCGGCGCCCTGGCTGCTGATCCTTGGCGCCATTGCGCTGGCCCTGGGGGCCATCGTCTTCGTCGTTAAGGACGTCATCACCTACTTCAAGACCGGCAAATCCGCCTTCGACTGGGGCCCCTTCGTCCCGGTCATCAAGGCGATCCAGACTGCCTTCGGGCACCTCCGAGACGCCATCGGCTATGTGATCAAAACCGTAAAGGACATGATCGCCGCGACGGACCCGCGGTTCTTCAAGTTTATCGCCGCGGTCCTTGAGACCTCCGTCATTTATACGTTCCGGCTCTTCGCCGACGTGCTTGACCTTGTCGCTGACAACATCCGCATCGTCGCCGATCTGCTGAAAGGCGACCTGATCCAGGCCGCGAAGGACACCGGCCAGCAACTACTCGACACGGGCAAGTTGGCGCTGGACGCGGTCAGCGTTCCAGGGCGCGGACAGGCGGGCCAGGACCAGGGCCACGACAACGGCGCCGCGGCCACCGGCGCCGCAGCCTCCAGCGACGCCACGGACGCCGCGGCGGGGAGGGGGATGCCGGCCGCGGTTCCAACCGGCTACGGCGGCGGCGGCGCCGGCTCAGTCGCGGAGCGCCACAACAACCCCGGCAACATCATGCAGGGCGGCCACTTCGCGACCTACGCCACGCCGCTGGCCGGCGCGCAGGCGATGGCCCGGCAGCTGCTCTACGACTACCGCCGCCACGGCCAAGACACGGTCGCCAACCTGATCAACGGGCCGCACGGCTGGTCGCGCGCCGATGCGCCGGGCAACACCTACGCCGGGACGATGAACTACATCGCCGCGGTTTCGAGGGCGCTGGGCGTCGGCCCGAACGAGAGGGTGAACTTCAGCGATCCGGCGATCATGGCCAAGACGATGAGCGCCATGTCCCAGTTCGAGGGCGACAAGCAGCACAAGTTCACGCCGGCGCTGTTCAGCCAGGCCGCCGGCTGGGCGACCGGCGCGGGCGCGGCGCCCAACATCAGCAGCCGCACGAGCACCGTCAACAACACCACCACCGCCCACATCGGCGTGGTCAACATCAACGGCAACGAAAGTTCCCAGCACATCGCCGGGAAGTTCTGGGGCGCGGTGAACAACCATCACAAGAGCGCTGTCGTCAGCCACGCCAGCGGACTCGGCTGATGCCTGAGATCGTCCCCATCCCCGCGTTCCCCAATGTTCCGCTCGCGCCAGGCATCCCGGCGATGGATCGCCCGACAGCGGCGATCAACGCGGTGCTCAACGGCCCGACCGGGGTCAACGCCACGCTGGCGAACGCCGCCGCGGTGCAATCCATCATCGGTGGGCTGACCAACGCGGGCTCGTTGTTCGCCAACGTCCCCGGCGCACAGCAGCTGCTGTCGCTGAGCCCCGCGGCGCAAATCCTGCTCTACCGCGTGCCAGGGTTCTCGACCCTGCTGAAGGACGCCCAGGCTGCGCAGGCGCTGTTCCAGACCGCGCAGGGCCTCGGCTCGCTGCTCGCCAACGTGCTGCCCGTGCAGCGGCTGATCCGCGGCCCGGTCACCAACGCGGCGAAGACGGCTGAGCAGCCATGGGGCATCTTCGGCCCGCTGCCCTCGAACGACCGCGTCGCCATCGCCGACGCCGTGATCAGGTTCGAGTTCATGCAGGACTGGAAGATCATGGACTACCCCATCGAGGGCGGGTCCTTCACCAGTTACAACAAGGTGCAAAGTCCGTTCACGGCGCGCGTGGTGCTGGCCAAAGGCGGTACGCTGGAAACGGTCACCGCCTTCCTGACCGCGCTGCAGAAGACCGCCGACGATCTCGAACTCTACAGCGTCTCCACCCCGCAGTTCGTCTACAAGAACGTGAACATCACACACATCGACTGGAGCCAAGAGGTCTCCAGGGGCGCCTACCTGCTGCAGACCTCCGTGTGGCTGCAGCAGATCAGGAAGGTGCCGAAGACCGCCCAGATCAACATTTTCGATGAGACAGGCGCGCCCCAGGTCTTCCCCAAAGACGTCGCTGAGGCGGCGCAGCCCGCCTCCGCCTCCGCCGCCATCCCGAGCCAGACTGGCCCCGTTCAGGCGCAGCCGCCGACGCCCCCACAGGGCCGGTCGATCAGTGGCGCGGTCGGACGGACAGCGCCGATCAGCGGCGCGGTCGGACGGGTCGCGGTCCCCGGTGAGGGCTGATGCTCGTCATCCCGCTGCAGGCAGCTCCTGCACAGACCCTCACGGTCGCGCTGCCCAGCAACCAAAACTGCACGCTCAACCTCTACCAAAAGCTGCCGGCGATCCTGACTGATTGCGGCTCGCTCTACATGGACGTCTACCTGAGCGGATCGCTGATCATCGGCGGCGTGGTGTGCCAGGACGCCAACCGGATCGTGCGCGACGTCTATCTCGGCTTCATCGGCGACCTGGCCTTCTTCGATCTGCAGGGGACGGATGACCCGGACTACACCGGCCTCGGGGTCCGCTGGATTCTGACCTACCTGAGCCCGGACGATCTCGCGGCGGTAGGGCTCACCGGATGAGCCTCGAACCGCGGCTCCTGAAGTACAAGATCGACCTTGCGCCCGCGGGCGGCGCGTTCGCGGACGGCTCGACCACAAAGACGCTCAGGGGCTACCGTTCATCGGTCAGCGTGCAGGGGGCCGGCGGCGCCACCATGACCACGGCCCAGGTCAGAATCTTCGGGCTCAGCGAGGACACGATGCACCTCCTGACCCTGACGGGCGGAACGCTGGTTGACCCGAACCATACGAGCCAGGTCGCGATTTTCGCCGGCACACAGGAGCCCCTGGCGCAGATTTTTCAGGGCGCGATCTTTCAGGGCTGGGCCAACATCCAGGCGCCCGACGCCTCCTTCGACATCACCGCCCACGAAGGCATGATCGGCGCGCTCACGCCGGGGCCGCCGACAACGGAGAAGGGCGGCGCCGATGTCGCCCAGCAGATGCAAGTGCTCGCCGGCAACATGCACTACCATTTCGAGAACAGCGGCGTGACGGCGCAGGTCAACGACCCCTACCTCGCGGGGACCTGGCGGGATCAGGCCTACAGTTTGGCGGCGATGGCCAACATCAACATCATCATCGAGAACGGCCTCTTGGCGATCTGGCCGAAGGACCAGGCGCGTCGAACGGGCGGCGACCCAATCGTGGTCTCGCCAACCAACGGCATGGTGGGCTACCCGACGTTCACAGAGCAGGGCCTTACCCTGCGCACCCTCTTTCGGCCCGACATCCCCTACGGGGTGGCGGTGACCGTCCACAGCCATCTGCAGAACGCGCAGGGCCAGTGGACCATCTTTCAGATCAACCACGAGCTGGAGTGCCAGGTCCCCGGCGGGAAGTGGTTCACCGAAATCCAGTGCTCGAAGTTCGGGCAGACGCCGCCGCTGCCGGGGGGCTGATTGTGGCGGCCACCACCTACCAGCAACTGACCTCCGCCACTTCGGAGGCCAACGTCCTGGCCTTCGTGTTCCAGCAGCTGATGGGCAAGACGTGGTCCGCCTGCCCGGTTCAGGTGACAGCGGTCACCGGCGGGGGAGGGGGGCTCGGCGTCGCCGGCAGCGTCGATGTCCACCCGTTGGTCAATCAGGTGGATGGCTCCGGCGTCGCCACGCCGCACGGCACCATCCACAACCTGCCCTACATCCGCCTGCAGGGTGGCCCGAACGGGATCATCATCGACCCCGCGGTCGGCGACATCGGTCTGGCTGTCTTCTGCGACCGCGACATTTCCAGCGTGAAGGCGAACAAGGCGCAGGCCAACCCCGGCTCCTGGCGCCGCTACAGCCCCTCCGATGGCGTCTACATCGGCGGCATCCTGAACGCGGTGGTCAGCCAGTACCTGCAATTCGCCGGCGGGATCACCGCTGGCACGCCGGTCTTGACCACCACCGGCAACGTCAAGGTCGCCACCGGCGCGAGCGGCTCGTTCTCGTCCTCCACCGGCCAGCTGATCACCGTCGCCGATGGCATCATCGTGAGCATCGCATGACGATCAACAGCCAGTATTTCACCAACCTCGAACAGCAGATGGGGCTCTGCCAGACCTGTGCGGAGCTGCAGTCGGTGGTCAACGGGGCCATGGCGCCGCTGAAGGCGCTCACGGCCTCGATCAACACCCAGCTGACCGCGCTGAACGCCTACCTGGCCTTGATCACGCCGCCCACCGATCTGAACAGCCTGATCCAGTGGGTCGAGAACTTCATCACGGTCGCTGTCGGCCCGCAGGCGGCGGCCTATCAGGCTCTCGTGACGCAGCTGGCCCAGCTCACCGCCGCCGTCGCCGATCTGGAAAACGCCATCAACAAGGCCGCAGCTGAGATCGAGGGCTGCGTCATCATCATCCCATCCTGATGGCCGCCCCGTTCACGACGCTCCTCCTCGACCAGTCGGTCTGGGATATCTGCCTCGACGTCTCCAACAACCTGGCGCTGGCGAGCCCGCCCTACGCGGTTGCCCAGGACGTCGCGTCCGCGGTGAAGACCTTCATCGGCGAGGTTTGGTACGACACCACGCTGGGGCTTCCGTACTTCCAGCAGACGCTCGGCCATAAGCCGCCGCTGGCGCTGGTGGCGCTGCAGATCGAGGAGGCGGCGCTCGCGGTCCCCGGCGTCACCTCGGCCATCGCCACGCTCGCGCTCGACGCCGACGTCGGCACCATCGTCGGCAACGTCGTGGTGACCGACCAAAGCGGGGTCGCCCAGACCGTCAACTTCTAGCCCCCAAGCGACGAGGTGTGCGGATGGCTGACACTGCGGTCCCGCCGCCTGTCCTCACGCCTGTCGGATTCCAGGCGCCGCTTGAGGCGGCGATCCTCGACGGCGTCGCCGCCGACTGGAACGCCGCGCTGGGCGGCAACCTGAACCCAGCACTGAACACGCCGCAGGGGCAGATCGAGTCCAGCGAAGCGGCGATCATCGGCCAGGCCAACAACGTCTTCCTGGCCATCGCCAACGGCGTCGATCCTGCCTACGCCTCGGGGCGGATGCAGGACGCCATCGGCCGCATCTACTTCCTCACCCGCAATCCCGCCCAGCCGACTGTCGTCGCCGCGACCTGCGTCGGTCTCTTCGGCGTGGTGATCCCGCTGGGCGCGCTCGCGCAAGCCGCGGACGGCAACCTCTACAGCTGCACCGAGCCAGGCGTGATCCCGGTCGGCGGCTCGATCACGCTGAACTTCGCCTGCCAGGTCACCGGCCCGATCCCGTGCCCGGCGAACACGCTGATCACGATCTACCAAACCATCCCCGGCTGGGATTCGATCACCAACGCCGCCGATGGCGTGCTCGGCAACGTGGTCGAGAGCCGCGAGGAGTTCGAGTTCCGCCGCGCCGCCTCCGTCGCGCAGAACTCCACCGGATCGCTGCAGTCGATCCGCGGCGCGGTGCTCAACGTCGCCAACGTCATCGATTGCTACACGACCGAGAACTACACGAGCGCGCCGGTTATCGTCGGGGCGACGGCCAGGATCGTCGGCTCCATCGCCACCACGACGCTCACGGTCACGACGCTAACGTCCGGGTCGGTCACGCCAGGCGCCTCGGTCAACGGCGCCGCGGCAGGCACCGTGATCCTCAACCAGCTCTCCGGCGCCACCGGCGGCGCGGGCACCTACACCGTCAGCATCAGCCAAACCATCGCGGGCGGCACATCGTTGACCATCGGCGGCGTCACCATCGTCGCCAACTCGATCTACGTCAGCGTCGCCGGCGGTCTCGCCCAGGACGTCGGCAACGCGATCTGGAGCAAGAAGGCGCCGGGCTGCAACTACAACGGCAACACCGTTGTCAGCGTGCAGGACACCGCGCCGCCCTACGCGATCCCGTACCCGACCTACGCCGTCACCTTCGAGACGCCGGCCGCGCTGCCGTTCGCCTTCAAGGTCACCCTGGCCAACAACCCGAACGTCCCGGCCAACGCGCTTAGCCTCGTGCAGGCCGCGATCATGGCCGCCTTCTCCGGCGCCGATGGCGGCCCGCGCGCGCGGATCGGCTCGACCACCTACGCCTCCCGCTTCTACGCCGGCATCGCCGCCCTCGGCAGCTGGGTCCAGATCATCGAGATCGAAATGGGCTCTCCGAACGGGCCCTCCGCCGTCCACACCAGCAGCATCGCCAGCAACGTCCTGACGGTCGGCTCCGTCCAGTTCGGGGCGCTCGCCATCGGGGATGCGGTCTTCGGACCCGGCGTCGCCGCCGGCACCTACGTCACCGCCGGGTCCGCTGGCAGCTGGACGGTCAACATCGGCCAGACCGTCTCCCCGACGCAGATGACCGATGTCTCCGCCAACCAAGACACCGTCACCGCCGGCATCAACCAGGCGCCCGCCCTGACCCCTCAGAACATCGTCCTCGTCCTGCAATAGGGAGCCGCCCGCATGGCCGGTTTGTCCAACTCCAGCGCCAACAGCCTGGCGCTGCTGCTCTTCCAGGCCACGACCTGGGCGAACGTGGCCCAGAACGCGGGCACGAGCCCCGCCACCACCCTCTACATCAGCCTGCACACCGCCGACCCTGGCCCCAGCGGCACCCAGAGCACCAGCGAGGCCGCCTACACCGGCTACGCACGGCAGACCCTTATTCGGACAGCCGCCGGCTGGACGGTCGCCGGCGCCGTCATCACGCCCATCAGCACGATCTCCTTCCCGGCCTGTACCGGGGGCTCGGAGACTGAGACGTTCCTGGGCATCGGCCTGGCCGCCACCGCGGGCACCGGCACGACTGCCCAGCTGCTGATGAGCGGCTCGATCAGCCCGACCATCGCCGTGGCCAGCGGCGTCACGCCCCAGCTGACCACGTCCTCGACCATCACCCTGAGCTAGGGGCCCGAGCGCCGCCGGTCTGGGAGGTCTCGCTTTGGCTATCGGCACCCCCATCGTCATCGGCTCGCACGGCGCGACGAGCGGGACGCCCAACGTCATCACGACGACGGCGAACAGCCCGGCGGGCAACCTGATCGTCGTCTTCACGAGCAGCGAGATCAGCGGCAGCGGCGCCGGCATCCCATCCGATAGCGCGGCCAACGCCTACGCGGGCGACGCTGTTGGGATCGCGGGCGCCAACAACTGCTTTCCGAACTACGCCTCGTTCTCGCTGAACCTGCCGCTCGGCGGCACGATCACCTCGCCCTTCCAGCTCAGCGCCACCGGCAACCAAGAAGTCATCGCGATCTCCTGCTCCGGCGTGGGCGGGCACTTCGACAACGAGGGGAACAACAACAGAGCGACGGGTACAGCGCCCTCGGTGACCGAAGGAACGGTCCACAACAACAACCGCCTGGTGCTCGCGTGGCTGGTGGTCGAGGCCGGGTCGGCCGACAGCTTCACGCAGTCGGCAGGCTTCACGACGCTGGGCAGCATCATCGGCGGCACCAGCATCCTGCGCCTGGCCTACGCCATCCCGACGACCGCCCCGGCGCTCACGTTCGCGCCGACGCTCGGCACATCGCGCAACTACACGGTCGGCACGATCTCGTTCGGGACCGCGGCGGGCAAAGGCCAGATCACCACCCACACGGTCGTCGCCGGCAAGGGCGCCTCGCTTCGCGCCGCCCAGTTCGCCATTGGCGCGCACACGGTCATCGCCGGTCACACGGCGGCGCAGGTCCAGACGACAGGGACCGTCGCCACCCACACGGCGGTCGCGGGCGTGGGGCTTGGCGTCAAGCAGGCGGCGGCGGCGATCACCACCCACACGGTCGTCGCCGGCGTGGGGCAGCGACTCGGCCAGGCGGCCGGCCGGATCGTCACCCACACGGCGGTGGCAGGGGTTAGCGCCGCGACCGCGGCGAGCGCCTTTCAGATCGCCACTGCGACCGCTGTCGAGGGCGTCGGGGTTTCGATCTGGGACTGGACGCAGACCGTCATCAGCCAGTACGCGAACAGCCCGAGCATGCTCAGGCTCATCGAAGCCTTCGCGACCGATCTCAACCAAAACACCAACTTCCAGGCGTTCTACGACCAGGTGTGGAACGTCGACACGGCGGTCGGCTGGGGCCTCGATGTCTGGGGCCGCATCGTCGGCGTGAGCCGCGTGCTGACGATCTCCACCGAGGCCTACTTCAGCTTCCAGCAAGCCCACAACATCGGCCCCGGCGACCCCTTCGGCGGCGGCCCGTTCTTCTCCGGCGAGGACGCCACCGCCAACTTCAACCTGAGCGACGACGCCTTCCGCCAGCTGATCCTGGCCAAGGCGGCGGCGAATATCTGCGACGGCTCTATTCCCGCCATCAACTCCATCCTGATGGCGCTCTTCTCAGAGCTTGGGAATTGCTACTGCACCGACGACGGCAACATGCAGATGACCTACACCTTCGCCTCGCCGCTCAACCCCGTGCAGTACGCGATCATCACCCAGAGCGGCGTCTTGCCGAAGCCGGTCGGCGTGGCCGCCTCCATCGTCCAGCTTTGAGGAGGGCGCGCGCATGCTGGCGACGCAGGTTCCGACCAAGTTCCCGGTTCCGTTCGCGCAAGGCGCGGGCGTCCCCTACACGCGGCCGATCCCGGTCTCGACCACCGATCAGAACGCGGCCAGCCTCACCCTCGGCTTCCCGCCGAACACCTTCGTCAACGTCAACAGCGGCGGCTCGGAGCCTGACGGGCGCGACTTCAACGGCGTCCTGAACCAGCTGTCGGCCTGGTCGCAGTGGCAGGCCGCGGGCGGCCCGATCTACTACGACGCGGCCTTCGCCACCGCGATTGGCGGCTACCCGCAGGGCGCGCTGCTGATGGCGACCAGCCGCGCCAACCTCTGGGTTTCGTCAGTCGACAACAACACCACCAACCCGGACACCGGCGGCGCCAACTGGGTGCAGATCGGGGCCTCGCCCAACCTGACGGCGCTGTTCGCGACCGCGGTGCAGAACGAGACGTGGATTTACGTTCACGACACCGGGACCGCCGATGCGCTGGTGGTGAACCCCTCGCCGGCGGTGACCAGCCTGGTGGCGGGCTTGCGGCTCTCGGTGCTCAAGGGCGGCTTCGGCAACGCCACGACGACGCCCACGGTCAACGTCAACAGCCTCGGCGCCAAGACCATCGTGCGGTCGAACAACACGCCGATCCAGGCGAACGACCTGCCGGCGAACGGCATCTTCGATCTGGAGTACGACGGCACGAACTTCCGCCTGCTGCAGCTGCAGCCGACCGCGGTGCGCCGCAGGCTGGCGGCCAACACCACGTTCTACGTCTCCACCACCGGCAGCGACGTCACCGGCAACGGCACCTCAGGGACGCCCTGGCAGACCATCCAGAACGCCTTCAACCAAATCTATCAGAACTACGACCTGGCCGGCTTTCAGGTGACCATCCAGCTGGCCAATGGCACCTACACCGCGGGCGTGCTTTGGGACGGCCTCTTCCTCGGCCAGATCGGCCCCATCGTCCTCTCGGGCAACACGGGCTCGCCTGGCAGCGTGATCATCAACGTGCCCGGCGCGGCCTGCTTCCACTTCCGCTACGGGGCGAACGTCTTCTGCCAGGGCTTCCGCCTGCTGTGCGGGCTCAACGGCGTCTTCGGCGGCATGTGGGCGGAGTGGGGCGGCTACATCGCGCACGACAACTGCTGGTTCGACGCGATGCCGAATTGTTACCATATGTACGCCAACTACGGGACCATCGCCTGCTACAACCCGCTGCTCGCCGCCGCCGGCTCCTACTGGATTTATGGCAACGCGGTCAGCCACTACTACTGCCAGTTCAACGGCAACATCGACGTGCGCGGCGCGACCGTCCACGGCGGGGCCAACTGCACGTTCGGCTCCGCCTTCTGCAACATCCCCAACGGCAACTGCTGGGCCATCGGCGTGCTCTTCCTGCTGGGGGCGTTCGCCTTCCTCGGGCAGCGCTACCTCTGCCAGTACGCCGGTCTGGCCAACACCGGCGGCGGCGGGGCGAACTTCTTCCCCGGCAACGTCGCCGGGTCGGCGCCCACCGGCTTCTACATTTGAGGCGGGGCCATGCCGATCACCGCGACCTATGACCCCTTCAACCACTACTGGGTGCGCGACGACGGCGCGGTCTTCTCCAGCGCCGCGCGTGGCCTGGTCGCCGCCGACGATCCTGACTTCGAGGCCTGGAAGGCCGCCGGCCAGCTGACCACGGTCTGGCCGCGCGACGACACAGGCGCGCAGACCGATGCGGCGCTGAACGATGTGCTCACGCCCTACGGCCTCGCCTTCGGGGCGGAGGGCGCGCGCCAGGCGGCCATCGCCGACGTGCTGGCCTACGAGGCGCAGAAGTCGTTCGACGCCAGCGTCCGCGCGCAGATCGAGGCCGCCAAGCCGGCCGAGCTGCCGGCGCTGGTCGCCAAGCTCAAGGCGCAGATCGACAAGCCCAAGCGCTGAACGGCCGGCGAGCGCCGGCTTCCCTCACCCTTTCGAGCAGGAGCCGCCGCATGCCGGGCCAGGCCGATTTTTCCGCGCTTCAGCTTCTGGGCGATGTGACCTCGACGTCGCCTGTCGGAACCGTGACCAATCGCTTCCTCGCGCTGTTCACCGCCGCGCCGCTGAACGACGCCGGCACGGGCGGCACGGAGGTGTCTGGGACCGGCTATGCCCGCGTGCAGTTTTGC